TCAGTGCGCAGCTGGCCAGCAGCAGTAGCGGGATCGGCAGTCGCCACCGTCTGCGGCTGCGCATTGGGGAGTTTCGATATTTCGGCTTCAACCGCATTGCGTGTCTCCTGGGCTTGTACCTGCTGCTGGGCAGCCTGGGCGTTTGCCTGGGCGTCGCTGACGGCCTGCGCTTGCTTTTGCACCACCTCACCCTTGCGCCGCCCCAGCAGCCACGCCGAGGCGATCGCGGCGAGCACGACGGCGATACCGATGGCCCAGGCCTTGAGCCGGGCGCCGAGCGTGACGAGCCAGGTCATAGCGGTTCCCCCATGCAGAGCTTGCGTTCCGCCTCGCGCCGCGCCACCAGGCCGGGCAGCGGCTTGCCGCCCGCATTCACCCATCGCGGCAGCTCGGCGCAGGCGCCGGCCAGGTCGCCGGCATTGGCCTTGCGCTGCAGCGTGGAGCCGCACACTACCTTGGGGCCGAGGTTGTAGGCGGCGTCGGTGAAGGCGGCCAGCTGGCCGAGGTTGAGCGGCGCGGTGATGCAGCGCTGCACGATGGCCAGCGCGTCGCCCATTTCCTGCTGCAGCCAGGCCTGGCATTGCGCGGGCGTGGCCGTGTCGCCGGCTTTCACGCCGGCCGTGTGCCCGTCGCACAGTGACCAGACGCCGACGGTGTCCCGGTAGGCGGTGAGCTTGCGGCCTTCGAAAAAGCCGCCCAGGCTCATCGTGGCAGCCAGCACGACGCCGAGCAGCACATTGCGCGGCGTGGCGATCTTGGCCTTGTCCGCGCTCACGGTTTGGGCGTCTGCTTGACCACGCGTGAGGCTGCGGCCATCACGGTGGCGAAGAGCGAGGTGGTGCCCAGCAGCGACGGCACCCAGTGCGGAAGCGCGGCGGACCAGTCGGCAGCGTCTTCCACCAGGCGCGCCTTGATTTTGTCGACCATGCTCATGTCCTCGCTCCCGCGGCATGCCCGCGCCGGCGCATCATCGTGTCCACCGCTTCACGGCCGAGGCCTCGCGCCATTTGTCGTCCAAGTCCTGCCGGCGCTGCAGGTCCGTGATGTTCATCTCGGCGCGCGTCATGCGGGTGGTGAGGTCAGGCAGGCCGAGCAACATGGCCTGCAGGTTGGCCACCTGCGATTGCAGCGTGGCGATCTGCGCGCTGCGCTCGTTGTCCGCCCTGGCCGAGTCCTTGCCTTGCTGGATGACCATGCCAACCAGCCCGAGGATGCCGGCGAGAATGAGGCCCTCGATGATGCGCGACGATGCGCGCCCACTGGCGGGAGCCTGCTGTTCGTCGGTCATGGGGCCACCGGATGGCGGAGGGCGAACGCCGCAGCCGCTGCGGTAGGGAGCGGGGTCAGCATTGCGGGAGCGTGGCGGCATGGGTCATGCGCGTACCATGCCGCCCAAGCTGGAAACGGATAAGGCAAACCGTTTCCCCTAGCGTTACCCGTTGAGTGCGAGGGTAGCAAGGTTGGACATTTCAGCATCTGTCAGCTGGCGACTAAAGAATGCCAATTCGTCCTCAACGCCAATAAAGTATTGCGATGAATAGTTGTTAGCGACTCTCGGCGACATACTGGTCACGGTGGATGCTGGTCGCGAGTACGATCCTGATTGAACCTGCGTCCCTTTCAATACGCCATCGACGTAAAAACGAAGAGTATTTGTGGACGCCACGTAAGACATGCCCAAAACGTGCCTTTTCCCATCGTTAAAACTGCCGGATATAGTAATTTTTTGAGTGTTCCAATTCCACGTTTCACAACCAATATCACCAGAGGTTACAAGATTTGCTATAAACAAAAACATGATATTAGTGCTTGAATCTCGTATCGCTGCAATACAGGATAACGCCGTAGTGGTCCACTCTGCTATTACAAAAGCAGAAAAATCACCCGAGCCAAGCGTCCATTTAGAACTTATAGGAGCATTCGCCGCACCATTACCGGAAAACGATACCGCCTTGTCATTATCATTTGTAACAAGCCCGGCTGTTTGCAGCGTAAAAGTACCAGAGAGAGTCGCCTGTTCGTTGGCGATGCTATCGTTGAGATATGTGCTTCCCAACGGCTCATTCATGCGCCACCAAGCCACCGGAGACAGGCTTGCCATATACGCGGCAAAAGATGACGCCGAGCTGGCGAGAAGCAACCCGTGATGACCGTGCGCGCTCATGCGAAAGCCTTTGCCAGGGTGGCGCGCCAAGTGGCGCCCCCATCGAAGGTGGTAATGGCAAGCAAATCCTTATAGCCAGCCGTGGTTGAGATTGCGCCAGCGGTTCCCCCTGCCCATTTGAACGATGCAGGCCAAGCCACTGTCACCGGAGTGGTGTACTGCGTGAAGTCGATCAGCAGCGAGCATGCCGGAGGGACATTGGCGAACGTCCAGCTGGTGATATTGGCCGTGGGCGCCAGCGTGAAGTAATCGCCCAGCGAGCAGTCCACTGTCACGGCCCCACTGCTCACGGCGGCAGCGTTGACGGCATTGCGATCCACGCCTGGTGTCGGCGTCGGCTGCTGCAGCGTGAGCTCCACGGCGTCGGTATCGGCGAAGGTGCCCGCACTGGCTTGCAGGGACACGCCGATCTTGGCGTAGCCGGTGGCGGCGGTGACGGACGTTACCTGCCATTTCTGCCAGTTGCCGCGATGCGCGCCGTCGGCGCTCCCCTGCACGTAGATGAAGCCACCCACCTGCAGCGATGCCCATGCCGATGAGATATCCGTGGTATCGGTGGCGACGTTGTCGATGTAGAGGACGGTGGCCGAAGCCGGCGTGGCATTGTTCCAGCTGAGCTTGCCAGCGCCAGGGTCGGCATCGGCCGTCGATGCCAGGTCAGCGGCGAATGGCTTGCGCAGCTGCAGCACGGCGCCGCGCGGCAGAGCACCCAGCGCCAGCAGCGGCATGCCGGCGTTGGCGCTGCCTTGCAGTCCGGGAATCAGTTCAAGGCCGGAGAGCGCTGCCGGTGAAGGCATTTCGGAAATTTTAGGCATGGCCTTATCCCACTGTGATGGTCTGGAGGTCTTCGGTGGTCACGACCGCACCCGACTCGTCGAGCAGCGGCGCACCAATGGCGAATTCGCGCACATGCATCTGGAAGCTGGTGAGGCCGCTGCGGCTGGACTCGAACTCGATGCGCAAGATGCCCGAGCCGGAGGGCGTGTAGGTGGAGGCCGGCGTAGGCAATCCGCTATCGGTGTGCACCAGGGTGCCATTGACGTAGTAACGCACCGTGTAGGTCGTGCCCGACTCCGGCGCCACCTCGGCCATTTCGCTGTCCACCAGCTGATCGGCCTGCTGCACGCGGTTGCGATCGACGCCGGACACTGATACGGCGCCAGTCACCGTAGTCGGATCAATCTGGCCATTGATGCGCGGTTGGCCCGGTGGGTATGGCCGCGCTGCACGGCTGGCGAAGGTGATCGGCATGGCCGCCGCATCATCGACAGACAATTGCGCGGTGCCGGTGTTGGTGAGCAACTTGACATCGACCACTTCGCCATCGGTGTATTCAGTGGGGTCGATGGCCGCGCCAGTAGCGTAAAACCAGATGCGTTCGCCGGCAGCATGCTTCACAGGCACCGTATCGCCACAGCCGCGACCAACAGTGAGCGTACCGGCCGTGGCGTCGATGGCATCCACGCGCACGATCTCGTCGCCCCAAGCTGCTGGCGTACCGACCTGCACCGAAGAGAGGGCCGCGCCGGCGGCGAGGGTGAAGCTGGTATCGTTGTAACCCGATGCTTCAACCACCTGCGCCGTGGCGCACCAGTCGCCGTTGGCGGTGCTGGCATAGGCGGCGCCCGTGGATACAGCCAGGGTGAAATTGCGGCTGCTGGCTGGGTCGGCCGCTACCGCTATCAGATAGCCCACATCGGCAGGCAATGCCGCCAGGTCCGCCCGCGACAAGTTGGCCGCCACCTCGATATAGGGCGCCTCGAAAGCGCTTTGCAAGATGATCGGCACGGGGATCTGCGAGGGCCGCGTATCGACACCGTGCTCCGAATCCACGAAACTGGCGGACGGCAGGCTGTAAATATCCTGCGATGCGGAAAGGGTGATGGCGCCAGACTTGAGCTTGCCGGAGGATTTCGCGCCGATGATACATACCATGTCCGCGACGCCGCGCTTGGGCGATTGCAGCCTGAAATAGGTGCCCACGCGCCACGCATAGGTGAGGCGTGCGGTAGTAATGTCGAAGGCGCGCGTTGGCGTAACCGCGGCGCGCAGATCGCGCTCTGCCACGCGCAGCGCCAGGCCACTGGTGGGTATTTCGGGATAGTTGGCCTGATTGCCGATGGTGCCGAAGGCGTCGACGAGCGCCATCGCCTGGACTGGAGCCGTGGTTATCGACTGTTTTTGATCTGGGTCGAAATACCGCACGCTCACGCTGTTGACGGCGTTGTCCATCAGTGTGGGCGTCTCGGTGAAATCAAGTATGTCGTCGTCGGTCAGCTTCGGCAGCGATGCGAGGTCGTAGATGCCATTGGCCACATCGAGATACCACAACCCGTCGATGGGGCTGCGGCTCATGCTGCAACCGGCCACCTTTTCGATGCGCGCGATAAAGTCATCCAGGCTTTCCGAAGCCGGATCATATGATGTGCAAAGGCCAAAGCTTTGCGCGGCATACCAGTCTGCGGCTGTGCGAAAACTCGCATCGTTCATGTTTGCGGCAGGCTCACGGCCCATGTCCTGTTGAGTTCGCGCGTAATAAAGGATATGGGCTGGATTCATTGCAGAACCGCCACTGAACGTTACACGCGCCAATGTGCATTCCGCCACTGAACTAAGGTCTGCGTTGCCAGTACGCGCAAACGTCAAATAGGCAGGGTCACCAACGCTTTGCACGGGCGCAGTGCCAGAGGAAAGCACATTGGTGCCTTGCTTGAGCGTATAAGCATAAGTGCCATTCGTCCGATCAAGGGATGCCTCAAAAGAATAAGCCACCCCCGTGTCAAGCGCGCTCGCATAAATCGGCGTAAGCGCACCAAAATAATTGATCGCGGGACGCTGTATTCCATCGACACGGTCTTCCGTCCGAGGATTGAAGTCCAGAATATGAGCACCTGTGGAATCTGTTATCGCAAGAGTGATAGGGTCGCCAGGGCTGGCCGTAAGAACCTGAAATTCGAAATAAACATCGGAAATGTTCGGCGTCGTGAGCGCTGTGCGCCAATAATCCGAATTTGAGGCGTTTAATGTGGTGTTCGCAATAGCCCCGCCGCCCATAATAGTGAAACTAGCGGCAGCATTCGTTTCGAACCCTGTCGAGAAGTTTGTCCATGTTTGCGTTGATGAACCCGCCAAAATGGACACATTGCATTTTTCTGGATACCAGCAGCCGGGGTCATCCCACCCGGCCATCGTCTTGCAAAACTTGTAACTCGGCTTTTGCGGATACGGGTTCATCGCCCCGTATTTGCCGCCCTTGAACACCACGGTGGCCAAGCCGCGCCAGGCTGGCACCTGGTTGCCGAAGACCTGTTGCAGGTAGGCGTTAGGCACCTGCGTCGCCTCGCCGAACATCAGGTCCACGTCGCCGACGATGCCGCCCTGGTCAGCCTCGCCGCCGAACAGGTTGGGCTGGTTGATGTTGATGGTGCCGCTGGCGGCGACGCTGCCCGACCACGCCGTGACGTCGCCTGCGCGCATCTCGAGGAACGCATCGATCTGGCCGATGCCCAGGCCCGCGTGGTAGGCCACGTAGTACCAGTAACCGACTGCGGTGCCGCCGCCCTTGCTACCCATGCGCATGCTCCGCGCGCTGCCGCGCCCACTTCACCAGCGCGAGCGCGAACGCGTCGCCGGTGGCTTCGAGGGTTTCGGCGGCGATGCCGTGCTTGACGAAGTCCGTCCAGTCGAGCCCATGCGCGCCGAACCATTGGCGCGAGCCATGGCGGCAAAACCCCGCACGACGGCTGAAGCCGGGGATGGTGAAGAGGTCGCGGGTCGTGACGATCACTTCTTGCCCCCTTTGCTCTTGACGGGGCTGCGGCCCACGACCTTCCACGCGAGCAGGAAGGAATCGTCGACCCACACCGTGCCGAAGTGATGGCTCACCGACTGGCCGTCGTCGGTGGTGGGGCCTTGGTTGTTTTCGGTGTCCTTGGTCGGTTTGCCCTTGGTCAGGTCCCACAGGTAGGCCACGCCGATGCCGAACACGATGGCGATGAACCAGTTGAGCGCCTGTTGCGGATGCTCCAGCGATGGCGCCCGCATGGCCTTGACCACAACCACGACGATCTCGGCAATGCTGCCAAGGAAGCCCAGCACCAGCAGCAGCATGCGAGCGGCGTGGCCGTGGGGCGTATCCAGCCACCAGTAGCGCCAGCGCCAGCCGTAGACGTAGCGCCAGCGTCGGATGCGTGCCTTCAGCTCCATGACATGCTCATCCCCTGCATCGGGTTCTGGACGGGCTTGTAGATGGCGCCGCCGTAGTTGCCGCGCGCGTCGCACGCCGCCCAGGTGCGCGGGCAGCCGGGATATACGGTGACCGCCGTGCCCACTGCCAGCCCGGCCGCGCCGGAGAGCAGCGTGATGCTGGTGCCGCTGTGCGCCATGATGGAAAGGCGCTGCAGCAGGCCGTTGGCGTCGGTGAACTGCAGGCCACCCCCGGCCAGCGTCAGCGGCACGGTACCAAAGGCCGCCGCGGTGAGCGTGAGGCCGCTCACGGCGGTGAGCGTGGCGCTGGTGGACTGGCCGGTGCGATCGAGGTTGCAGCCGCGCAGGCCGGTGGAGTACACGGTTTTCCAGCAGGCGATCTGCCACTTGGCGCCCTGCTTTTGCGCCTTGCCGATGCTGCTGGTCTGCACGCAGGTGAGTTCGAGCTGGCCATCGGTGAACTTGGGCTGGCTCACCTGCCCCAGGTATTCCACGATGATTTGCTGGTCGGGGTCGCCGAGGTGCGTGGCGAGGCAAGCGACGGCGACCGTATCGCTGGGGATGTAGGGCTGCCAGTTATCGCCCAGCGACTGCGTGACAGGGTCGCTGTCGCCCGCGTTGCGGTTGTAGGGGATGGTGATGGTGATGGAGTCCTGCGCCTTCTCCATCGTTTGCTTGATCTCGCTGCGTTCGATGGGCGCGGCGAGCCAGGTGAAGCCGCCCACGGTGATATCGCGATCGGTGGCCGCGAAGCGCCACACCAGGCCCTGCCGCATGAAGCGGAACAGGTGGGTGGGCTTGCCGCCGCGGCGGCTGAGTTCGATATCGTCAAAC